AAAAGAATGGTTTTATCAAACAAATATATTTCTTTCATTTCAAGACGCAGAAACAAGGGATTTATTTCTTGAAAATTTTAAAGATTTAATCGAACAAGCAAAACCTTTAATGTCTTAAATTATGATACCACAAAACAAAGCGATTGAAATTTACAATCAATTCAAATTTGAAACCGCCAACGAAGAAATAAATAAAATGCTCGAAGACGTTGCATTCTTTTCGTGCAAAATATTCATCAACGAAATTTTAAAAAATTGCTCAATCAAAAAGAAAACGTATTGGCAACAAGTGAACAAATTCATTCTGGAACATTACACAAACAAAATTTTAAATGTTAGAATCAAACATACAGAAGAAAATAATTCAGCGGTATAAAGACGACGGCTGGATTGTCGTCAAACTTATTAAGACAAATACAAACGGCATTCCAGATTTGATGTGTCTTAAAAATAATGAAACAATTTTCATTGAAGTCAAACGACCAGGTGGGAAACTATCTGAACTTCAAAAGCATAGAATCAAACAATTAGAAAACGAACAATTCAAAGTTTTAGTGTTATATGAATAGTAGTATTATCAACGAAGACGGATCAGTCAATCAAAAAATTTTTGAAATCGAAGGATTGAAACTTGAATTTGTTGCAACCGAAGAAGGTATTTCATACAAAGCAATCGATGCAATTGATACAATCTTGAATCATAACACTGGCAAAAAAACAAAATGGCATAGACTTAAATTAAAACAATTTTATGATTCTCGATATATTAGCAAAACGACATAACGAATGGATCAAACTTGCAAACAAAATTTGCAAGAATCCAGAACGTTCAAAAGACTTGGTCCAAGATATGTATATTCGAATCTATAATTCTGGAAAAACAATCGACCAAATAAATGAATGTTACATTTATTTCATTATGCGAAATCAATTTTATAACGAAATCAAAAAAGAAAAAGAAACCATTCTTGTTGACGACTTCACAAACGTCGAAATATTTGCTGAAGACTACGACAAACAAAAAGACGAAATACTTTCAATTTTAGAAAAAGAACGTCAGAAATTATCTTGGTACGAAAAACAAATAATTGACTTGACAACAGAATTTGGACAACGTGAACTTTCACGTCAAACTGGAATCCATATTCAAACAATACACAACACAACTAAAAAAATAAAACAAAAATTATGGCAAAGCGTAGAAAAAAAATCGAAGGAAATTTAGAAACATTTGAAGTAAAAAAACCACTTACAAAGAAACAAATTGAAGAAACTGGCGACGTGATTGAGGGAACTTTAGAAACATTCGAAGTTAAAAAACCAATTGAAGGACTTGGCGACGTAATTGAAAAATTTACAAAAGCAACTGGAATCAAATCAGTCATCGGTGATTGTGAAGGGTGCGAACAAAGAAAATTCTTATTGAATAGAATATTTCCATTCAAGCGAGTAAACAAAACAATGACAGACGAACACAAAGCACAATTTGAAGTGTTCTTATCTGAATGTGGAAATCGTGTTTTAGAAAATCGAATCACAGACATTACAAATCACGTTCCGTTTTTAAATGAATTGTACAAAGAATATTTCGGAATCACAATCGAAGTGTGCGAATCGTGTTCAAACATTCACAAAGCAATCATTCGTGATTTGAATAAATTATTTCAAAATTCGTAATATAATTATATTTATTTTATGCAATACGAAGAAAACGAAATTCAAGTCGAAAAAGTAAAAGGTTTTCAAAAAGGTCATAAGGGTTTCAAGCCGAAAGGTGTTACACACGCAATGACTATTGAAGCACGTGAATTGTTTATTATGACACTTGAATCACAAGTTCCAAATATTCAAAAGGCATTTGCTGACGTACTTCAAAAAGATCCAGCCAGATACTTGGATTTGTTTTCGAAGTATGCACAATATTTCATTCCGAAAAAAGTTGAATCTGAAGTAAATTTCAATATTGAAAAACCAATTTTTAAACAATTAGAACTCGATGTCATTTCAAACGACGACGGCACAAAGTAAAATTGCCAGATTAAGAAAACGGATTCGAATCGTTCAAGGCGGAACATCGTCTTCGAAAACTTTTTCGATTATACCTTTGTTGATTTCGTATGCGATTGAAAATCCAATGTCGGAAATTTCAATCGTGTCGGAATCGATTCCGCATTTAAAACGTGGTGCAATAAAAGACTTTCAAAAGATTATGATTCTTTGCGATTTGTACAAAGATTCGCAATTCAATAAATCAGATTTAAAGTATCGTTTCAAGAATGGTTCTTACATTGAATTTTTTAGTGTGGATCAACCAGACAAATTGCGAGGTGCAAGACGTGATATTTTATTTGTAAACGAATGCAACAATATTGATTTTGAATCCTATCAACAATTGTCAGTTCGTACAAAGAAATTTATTTATTTAGACTACAATCCAACAAATGAATTTTGGGTGCATACTGAATTAATGAACGACATCGATACAGACTTCGTTGTTTTGACTTACAAGGACAATGAAGCACTTGACAAAGCAATTGTCAAAGAAATCGAAAAGGCACGTGAAAAAGCAAAGACGTCATCGTATTGGGAAAACTGGTGGAAAGTTTACGGACTTGGACAACTTGGTTCGCTTGAAGGTGTAATCTTTAATAATTGGCAAATCATTGATAACATTCCAGCTGAAGCAACTTTACTTGGGTTTGGACTTGACTTTGGTTTCTCAAACGATCCATCGTCTTTGATTGCGGTGTTTCAATGGAATGATAAAATCATTTGCGACGAAAGAATATACGCAACGGGTTTACTCAATACAGACATCATTCGATTAATGAACCAGGACAAGCGACTTCCGATTTGGGCGGATTCAGCAGAACCAAAATCAATTGAAGAAATTCGTCGTTCGGGTTTCAATATAAAGTCAGTTGAAAAAGGAAAAGATTCAATCGTGTACGGAATTAGCGTTTTGCAAGACAAAGACATTCTTGTAACAAAGTCAAGTGTCAATCTTATAAAAGAACTTCGGTCCTATTCTTGGGACACCGACAAAGCTGGTAAAAAATTAAACAAACCGATTGACGATTTCAACCACGCAATTGACGCTTTGCGATATTTCGCAATGATGCACTTCAAAAATAGCAATCGACGTTTCAAAATCACTTAATAAATTGCAACCTTAATCGGTTGCTTTTTTTTGTCCGTGACGCAAAGACGATGACGCAAGACAGAAATCCCTTATTAACCATTTACTATAAGAAAGTTTTTGATGCCCTCACGAAAAAGTTGAAATTTTGCGTCTTTGCGTCTAATTGAATTTAACTTATTTTAAATAAGTCAATAATACCAACGTTTGACAAAGATAAATAATATAAAAACAATTAGACGATGATGTTTTATTTGCGTCTGTTATCAACAATTTGCGTCTTTTATTAACACGTTTGCGTCTTTTTTTTATACTATATTTTAGATTTGGTCGAATAATCAATAAAATAATAAGTAATAGTATAAAGATATATGCTTATTTAGAATGATTATAAATAAGGAATTGATTAAATTCAAATTTTAGAACAAAACATTTCAAAACAATATTGGTTTTATTTGTTATATTAATATGAGAATCACTATATCAACACAATTAAGCGAAATTACCTTGAATCAATATTTAAGGTTTTCAAAAACATTGCAAGACAATCCAGATGATGAAACATTCGTTGCGATTCAGATGGTTTCAATCTTTTGCAATTTGAACATTGAACAAGTTATGCAAATACCAGTGTATGACTTTGAAGAAATCATTCAGCAATTGTCTGAAGTATTAAAACAGAAACCGACACTTGTCAGACAATTCAAATTGAATGGTGTGAAATACGGATTCGTGCCAAACTTTGATGAAGAATCAATCGGAACGTTTTCATATATTGACACGTTAATTGGAAACGAAGACAACTGGACCAAGTTGATGTCGGCAATGTACAGACCAATAACAAAGTCGTTCGGTAATATGTACGAAATTGAAAAGTTTCAAGGCGACAAGTTCGCTGAAGAATTTGCCAATATAAAAATGGATTGCGTAATAGGTTCGCTGGTTTTTTTTTGGAGTTTAAGAATAGAATTATTGAACAATATTCTCGACTATTCAACAAAGATTCTAACGACGACGGACAATTCGGAAGTGGCGGAACTTTTCAAGAAGTCTGGGGTTGGTATCATTCAATTGTCAGACTTGCAAAAGGAAATATCTTTGACATTGAACGAGCAGAATCAATCAATATCCATAATGCGATTACCTTCCTTTTGTATTTAAAAGAATCGGAAATTGAAGAACAAAAAAGAGTAAAAACAAATTTTGAAAAATGAAAGAATTTTACGACGTAGTCGCTTATTTAAAACAATTGCTTGAATCAAATCCTTTGGTGCATACAATTACACACGGAACACCAGACTTAATCGATATTGATAAAAAAAATATTTATCCTTTGGCGCACTTAAACGTTGTTTCTTCAAACGTGCAACCTGGTGTGGTTGTATTTAGTTTTGAGGTTACAATATTAGATATTAGAAACGTTTCAAAAGTACAAGTGCAAGACAAGTTTCTTGGTAATGACAACGAACTTGACAATCTTAATACGTGCCACGCAATTTTGAACTATGTAGTTACAAAAATGAAATTGCAAAACAACGATTTCGATATTGAATTGACAAACGATCCACAATTCGAACCGATGCTTTTAAAATTTTCAAATCAACTTGACGGCTGGCGAACGACTTTAGATTTGGCAATTGCTAACAATGTAATTGTTTGTTAAAAAGATGGACCAAAAAGAAGTCAAAAAAACGTTTGAAGAATTTGGAAATTACGTAATTGAAAAAGCGAAATCAAATTTAAAAAAAGACGGAAAAAATGCGTCCGGCAAATTATATGATTCGTTAGATTTTGAATTTAAACAAAATCAAAATTCAATTGAGTTTGATTTCTTTGCTGAAGACTATTGGACATTTGTTGACAAAGGTGTAAAAGGAAAAACGAGTTCGGCAAAGGCGCCAAATTCACCATATCAATTTGGAAGTGGAACTGGAAAAAAAGGCGGACTTCGTGCATCGATTGACAAGTGGGTAATTCAAAAAGGATTGACAAATACAAGAAATGAAAAAGGACAATTCATAAATCGTAAACAAATGGTGTCAATGATTTCGTCAGCGATTTACAATCGAGGTTTACGCACAACTGAATTTTTCAGCAAACCATTTGATGAAGCGTTCAAAAAATTACCAGATGAAATTCTTGAAGCATACGGTCAAGATTTAAATAAATTTTTAATAAAAGAATTACAATAATGAAAAAAATATTTGTGCGTTCACCTTATACAATTTCAATTGATGAAGTTGGACAAATCGGTTCAAAAGTTGAATTGTTTATTTGGAATGATAATATTGCAGAACCAACAACACCGACATATACAATGTCGAAAAAAATTATTTCAGTAACACAAACAGAAAACGTTTACAATATTGCGAACAAATGCGTTGAATTTATAAACGAAAAGAATCCGATTTATACTTCAGTTGTTGCATTGGAATCTTTTAAAAACTGGTGCTTTGCAAAAGTAAAAAGATACAAAGAAACTTCAGCAAATGTTTTTGAATTAATTGACGTTGAAACATTTATTTGTTTTGATGGTTACACTTCTTTTTTAGGTGGTGCAAATCAAAATGATAACAATGACAATGTTCCGTTATTCAATCCAAATATTAAAATTTATAAAAAAGAAGGTTTTATTGGTTACGTGAATGTATGGATTGACCAGGTTGATGAGTTAAGTTTAACGCAATGGTTTGTTGAATTTCCAGATTTAACAACTACTTATATTGAAAGTATTGGTTCGGTTTATAAAATACCATATTCACAAGATGGAAAATATACTTTATTTAGAGAACGTCAATCGATTATAGAACAATTTAATTTTGTAGTTGAATCAATTTGTGAACCTAAATATTCACCGATTGTTTGTTCGTTTATTAATA